TTATATATGGTGCTGTACCTGTATATGATTGAATTGCTGGAGATGTCGTACTTGCAGTAATATCGGTTATTGCTGATGCTGTTGGTGTTGCTGTGGTAAAGTCCCAAGTATAACCTACATATTGACTTGATGCATTGTTTTCATTTTGTTGCTGAATACCTGCAATACTGTTACCACCCTCAATTGTTGTTGCTTTATATATTACTGTTCCTGATGTTGTGTTGTTATTTATTGCTGCTGCCGTACCACCTGTAATTTTAGTACAATTTACATAAATAGTATTTCCTGTTGCTGCAGATGGAATATGTATTGCATAAGCAGTATTTGCAGTAATACCACTCAAAATTTCATCGGCAGTTATATATATTTTTGAATTAGTGCAGTTGATATATATACCGTGAGATGTTGCAGCAGATGAAAAGCCACCTGTAATATCCCCACTACACAATATTTGCATTACTGATGGCTGTGATGTTGGTGAACCTAAAATTGTTATTGTATTACCTGCTGTTGTTAACTGGCTTGACTCAATTCCACCTGCACCCACTGTTACTGTTGGTGAGTAAGTATTTGTAATTGTGATTTGTGCTGTACCTCCTGCATTTGCATTGACAGTAAAACCTGTTGTTGCTCTGTTGCTTATTTTATTAACGTTTATTGTTACTCCTGAATCTATTATAACTGTTTTATTATGTAAATAAGCATCATCTGCTGATGTTGGAACTGTACCAGTTGTGTTTGTAGCCATATTAGTCCAATTGGCTGCTGTACTCCAATTTCCTCCTGTTGTTCCTGAATATAAATAACTTGCCATATCTTAACTATAAATTAAACTTGCTCTATTTGTCCAAGCACCTGTTGCAACTCCCTTAGTAGTTGTTCCATCACTTGCTAATGTTAATCTTGTTATTGTCCATACTGATGCACTCTCTGAACTTCCTTGTGATGCGTGACCATTATAGTCATAAGGAGAAGCAAATGAGTGTAATCTGTCTAATTGTGTTTCAGCCATTACTCCTGCTTGTTGTGTAACAGTAAAAATTGCACTTGCAGTTGAAGGAGGAGGATTTCCTGCTGCATAATACTGCATTGTGACTTGTGTACTTGACGCACTCCAAACTATCTCATAATAATCATTTGCATTTACTTCTATAAGATAATTCCAAGCTACAATAGTATGACCATTTACACTCCCATGTTTATTTGGTATCGAACAATATCCTGATGAACCTGCTACATCTGTTCCGTTCTTCCTTAACCAAATAGTTACATCGTTTAATTGTGTATCCGTGTTTTGAAACTGACTACTGAATTGTAAGTTATAAACACCACCATTTGCAAACGTTATTCTTGAATCACTTACTACTGTTACCTCGTTTGATAAGTCCATTTGTCGGAACTTCATTGGATAACCTACATTTGAAGCAGCAGCAGTTTGTGTTTGGTCATCTTGGTATTGTGCGTAATAACCTAATGCAGTTAATTGAGAAGGTTTATTTTTTATGTAGTCTAAAGCACTTGTGTTGGCTTGTGTCCAATCTGATTGAATCTGTGCAGCAGGAATAGTTAAAGTAACAGCACCTGTTAATCCATTTACTGAAGTAACTGCATCCGTAGCAGGGGAATGTTGCCAAATGCTACCATTGTACATCACCCAATCACCAACTCCAAAACTTATAGCACCTGCTCCAAAGTTTACACTACCTGCAACTGAACAACGATAAACATCTCCTGCGTTACCTGTGCCATTCGCTAAAGTTGGTGTATTTGTTGAAGCATCCCAAGCACCTTTAAACTCCATTACTGAATTTGGTAATTGTGTAGCTGGAATCTTACCACCTGAATCTAATGAAGCATATCCATTTGCGTTTCCTTTTTCCTCTGTTGTTTGGATAATATAATTTCCAGCAGATGCTTTGTCAGGAATTTGTAGATTTATTCCATTTATATTTACTTCTAAATTATCAAGTGTACTATCATAACCTCCTGATTTAAGTCCTAAAACACCTGTTGAACCTAAATAAGCATAAGTCCCTGAATTTTTATCCTCCGTACCTATTTCAGTTGGTGCAATTAAAGAGTAAGCATTTGCACTATCTATTGTTAATGAATTGGTGGTAGTTGCTCCGTTATCTGTTACACTTTGTAAGTCTTGGTTTCCACCACCACCTCCCGATAGTTGTACATACCCCGTACCATCCCAATAATAACTGAAATCAGAATCCTCTGCTATGTAGATAGTTTTTATACTACCCGTTGCAGGAAATTCAGTAATATCGGCATACGTTAGTATCTGTGAATTTATGTTAATATCTATTGCCATACGATGTTAATTGTTTCGTTGCTTAAAGTTGCTACTTCTATTGATTCTTGTAGGACTTCATCAACGTATATGTTAAATGTTGTATCAGGTAGTATGATTATCTCTTCTGCTCCACTTTCTATATAACCTTGTTCAATTATTGTATTATCTGTGTTTTTGATTATGAAGTGTGCAGCCAAACATTCATTTGGAATAGGTACTAATCCATCACAAGATGTCATTGTGTTAGGAATAAGAACATCAAATGTACCTGTCCATCCTGCTAAACTATTTTCAAATCGTTCTGTGAAGTTTTCACAAGTAGGATTGCCATCTAATTGGTAAAGGTCTTTGCTTAGACTTCCTGTCTTTAATACTTGAAATAATCTATTTAATACTGCAAGTTGTGTATTAAGAATGTCCTGTTCATTCGTGTTTCCGACAAACCAATCAGTGATGTTATCTTTGCTCTCATCGAGAATGTCCATAGCGATAACTGAAACATTAAATCGCCAAATGTTATTCTCCATCGTTGCTTCATTTACCATCAAATGGCACAACGGAAAAATAGTTTGTTTGTTTAGGTCAATTTTAAAGATGTCTCCATAAGTAACCGTGTTTACGTTAGGGTCATCTTCAAGTTGAAGTTTTATCCTTTCTAATATGTTATAAAAACCTTGCATCTATTTCTTTAGTCTTGCTATTTCAATATCGTTCTTTTCTTTTTCGTACATTAAGTATGTAAGGCATTGCCTAACTGGTAACTCGGTAACTGCATCAAATCGTGTAAGGTCTCCTTTAGCGATTGTATAGATTGAATTATACCATCCCCATTTGCTTCCAAATTGTGCTTCTGCTGAATAGTCATTTCCGTTACTTCCTCCTTTAAATAGTCCATCGTAGCCATCAATAAGTCGTTGCTTAAATTCCAAAAAAAAAGCATCGAGCCAAATACTGCACTCATTGGTGCAAACTTCATCGCTTCCTCTAATGCTTCTGTTCCTGTGTACTTGGCTATCTCGTATTGTTCTTTCTTCGTCTTTATGACAGGTCGATACATTACAGCCATTGCCTTATTCATCGTTTCCCAATTTCCGATAGTTGTTTCAAGGTCTATGTACTCGCCAAAACTCATATCTTCCAAATTAGGAATGAATCCAAACTCCATATCAGACAACTTGAATCTCTGCACTAACTTAGGCTTATTCTCAAACATCTTAGTAAGTGATTCGATTATTGCTACTGCATCAGAGTATTTAATCATTTGAACGTAACTCATCTTGATGTTGCAGAATATAGAAATCATCTTTTGTGCGATAAATTCCTCATCCTTATTTTGCTCAACAACTTTTAAGTATTCCTGATACTGACCAAGTGTAATCTCATCTAATGAAGTTGGTATCTGTATATCTACGTTCATATATTTATATAACTTAATTTCCGTGTTTCTGTTGTATGTAATCAAATGCCTTGCATAATAGTTGAAAATGCCTATGCATTACAAATGGATTATCGAATACTATCTTCACTCGCTTACCTGTAGTATCAAATATGTAATCTTGAATAACTGCACTATAATGCTCTATGCTTATATGTTCTACCATATATGATACTTTTCTCTATTATTCTTTAAGCCTAAAGTTTCCATCTCGTGGTAACGTAAAGCATCTATTGCGTGATTAAAATTGTCAATAGGTTTGTTTAGTTTAATTCCTGTTTTGTCAGTTGCCCAGCAGTAACTTCGTAACTCTTTAATCAAATTAGTACTGTTTGACGTTACTAAATAATTCTGTGATTGCATTATCTGAATACCGAAGTTGATACTATCCTGTCCTTTCGTAACTCCTGATATTAACTTACCAAATCTTCGTATTTCTTCGATTGATTTAGGCTCTGAACTATCTGCATAAATAGGAACATTATTCGGCAGGTGTTTAGCAATGTCGCTATTAACTAAACCTTGTTGATAAACTAATTCATTGACTATCCGTTGTCCGTTATAATTGTAAACTTCGATTATCGTTGTAGGGTCATTCGTGTAACCAAAGTCAACTCCAATACCAATTAAACGTGCTTCACTTGGTATTGTATCAATAGTTTTCCAATTATTAAACACTACTCCTTGTAAACTTCCTATCTGACCAAGCCCATATACTTTATACCAATTATCCCAAAAATCACTTGTTTTAGCTTTTTCTTTTGCTTTTTCTATAAATTCAATAGCACTTTCAGGAGCAGCTTCATTATCCTTATAATTTAAGATTATAAAATCTACATTATCTTCATTTAATAATTCATTATGAAACCAAAATTCATTTGATGGATTCCAATCTAAAAAAATAGATTGTTTAGTCCTCATTGCTAATTCTGTAAATGAATTGAAATCTATATTATTGCACTCATTAATATATAATCTATCTCTTCTTGCTCCTCTTAATTTAGAACTATTTTCTGCACTAAAAAACTCTACAAAACTTCCATTTGTAAAAGTATATCTAAAATCAGATGCATTCCAATTATTATCATTCCATCTATTTGTAAATGACATTATTTTTTTAAAATCACGAATTGCACCTCTTTTTAAATGTGGTATACTTTCAGCAACAATACTTATTTCTGTATTTGGATTTTTTATAGCGTAATCAATTTCAATTGGGATAATACCAAACGTTTTTCCTGCACTCGAGCCGCCTTGTACTCCTTTAATGAATTTTTTAAGTTTTAAAAGTTTATTTATTGCTGTTGTCCGTATAAACATATAGCTTTTTCTTTTGCCTCTTCAAATGAATTAAATCGTTTACCAACTTTATATACTCTATATTGTAATCTTTGATTATCAAAATAAACATACGGATGTTTTGATTTATATATTTTATCCGTGTTTCTAAAAGTTAGATTTTCAGAATTAGTAACGTATCTTAAATTATTTAAATTATTATTTTTTTTATTTCCATCAATATGGTCTACATATAAATCACTATCACCAATAAATGCACTCATTACTAAACGATGAACATAAAATGATTTTGAATTTCCATTAAAATCTATTAATGATATTCTTTTATATCCTTTATTATGTGTACCATCTTTGATTTTTTCAGGAATAGTTCTTTTCTTTCCATCTGAACGGATAATAATTCTTTTTAATGATTTTACATTACCATAATTAGAAACTTCATATTGTTTCTCATATCCTTTAATTGTCTTATATATTTCCATAAAGCAAATATACTATAAACATTCCACTTATCCAAAACTATTCAGGAAATAGTGGTTGCTCGATATTTGTTTGCTCTACTTGCTCTTTTAAGCCATTTAAACGTTGTGTGATGCTTGGATTATATTGTCCTACCATACCACCTTCTATTTGGTCTTGTCGTATAATTTCCTTTATATGCGTACAGATAGTCACAAATTCATTAAATCTTTTATTAGGATTATCAAAGTACTGTTTTACACATCCTACTTTATCGAAGCAATAAACTCTGAATCCTTCCATTGTTAAAGGTCTTTCAAGTGGCTCTGCTCTTTCCTCAAACTCCTTACCTCCGAATACTGATTTTATTCTTGGATTACTCTTTACATCCTCTCTATACTTTTTGAATAGTTCGTATAGTTCATCAGGAGAATTTAAGTTTCTTGGTCTTCCTCTTTGTGCCATATTTTAGTTCGTGTTTTTGTTAGAATTTCTTTCCTATGTTATCTAATTCTTTTACTATATCAGCATTATTATCGTAGTGTCTGCTTATACCTAATCGCCTTACTGCTTCAATCTTCTTCTCATTGCTTCCTGTTGCGTATACTCTGCTTTCTGGTATTCCTGCTTCTTTTGCTCTTTTAAGCATAGGTACTTTATTGTTTCTTGCTGATATGATATAAACGTTATTTGTTTCGTTTAGTTTGTTTGCTAAATCAAATCCTTCTTTAGTTGAGAAAGTACCATCATAGTCGAAGGAGATTCGTGTTTCTGCTAACTTAGTATTAAATGCATCTTGACACACTGCATAACGTTGTGAAGTGGTGTACTCCTTTAGCATCTTATGGTCAAGCATACATCTCTGTACAAACTCTTTTCTATGTTCCCCTTTTCGTGGTTTAGGTATTGGCATTTTCTTCTTTGTATGTGTTGTATACTTTTGCTA